GTTCATCATAATGTGTTTAGAAGATGGATAAGCATGAAGGGCGAAGAAAAAAATTCCTCAAGCTTTTTAAATGAAAATGAATATTTAGTTCCTAACGATCAAATATTTGCTTATAATAGAACAGGAAAATGGGTGAGTTTACCTAATTATTGCTTTGTAAAGCCAATATATAAAGAAGGCGAATGGGCTCTTAAAACAGATGAAAATTTGTCAGGAGTACTTACCTATAGTAATGATACTTTAGATGAGTTAGGGGTGTCCATTGGAGACACAGTGGGATTTACACCAGACTCTGAATATGAGTTTGACATAGAAGGTCAAAAACTCTATCGTATTTTATCAAATCATATAACAATAAATTATGGAAGACCGCAGAGAGAAAGTAATATTAGCGTCTGAAAAAGCTTTAATAGAGTTAGAAAAAGTAATTAGACAAAATATAGATTTGCAAGAATTAGACCCTGAAAAAGCTAAAACAGCTGCGCAAGCTAAATGGGTGGCAATTGAAGATTCTCTAAAAATTATAGATAAAATAGAGGAAATATCAGACAAAAAGAAAGATACTGAAAAATCAAAAACCTTTTTAGGTGTAGAAAATCGTATTAAATAATGTATAAACAAACTCTTTATAAAATACATGTTGATCATCTAGAAAAAAAGTATGTAAAAAAAAATAATAAACAAAAAAAATTTAAGTATGGGTACAATGAAGACTTAGATTGTGTTATTATTAGTAAAGACGGTACTTTAGGTGAGATATATGAAATACAAGGTCTTAAGGTAGGTATACCTCAAACTCCCAAAAAAATTGATGGTCAGAATTTAAAAAAGGCTAATCAAGTTTTTATTAAAAGGGAAAGACCTCAGTCACTTAATAGAATAAAAACATTATATGATTTCCAAACTTATCCAGAAAATGTTAAAGATCAATATTATACATATATTGATACTGAGTTCAATTATCGTAACGATGGTTACTGGTTCATGTGCAACGGTGAGCCGTGTTACATTACAGGATCACACTATATCTACCTCAACTGGACAAAAATTGACGTGGGATCACCTGATTTTAGACAAGCAAATCGAATATTCTTTTATTTTTGGGAAGCATGCAAGGCTGATAAACGCTGTTACGGAATGTGCTACCTTAAGAATAGAAGGTCTGGATTTAGTTTTATGGCCTCATCTGAGTGTGTCAACCAAGCTACAACTTCAAAAGACTCTAGGTTTGGGATCTTATCTAAAACTGGAGCAGATGCTAAAAAGATGTTTACAGATAAGGTGGTACCAATATCAACCAATTATCCCTTCTTCTTTAAACCAATCCAGGACGGTATGGAACGTCCCAAAACGGAACTCTCGTATAAAGTTCCCTCAAGAAGACTCACACGAAACACGCTTCGATCCACCGGATCCCCCGAAGAGGAGATACAGGACGGATTGGATACGACCATCGACTGGAAGAACACAGGAGACAATTCCTATGATGGGGAGAAATTACAACTCCTCGTCCATGATGAATCGGGGAAATGGGAGAGGCCCGACAATATCCTCAACAACTGGAGGGTCACGAAAACGTGCCTCAGGCTCGGCTCCAGAATAGTAGGTAAATGTATGATGGGTTCTACATCTAATGCTTTAGATAAAGGTGGAGATCATTTTAAAAAATTATATAATAATTCTGATGTCACAAATAGAAATCGCAATGGCCAGACTTCAAGTGGATTATATGCTTTGTTCTTACCTATGGAATGGGGATTCGAAGGGTTTATCGATAAGTATGGCTACCCTGTATTCGACACACCATCAGAACCGGTTGAAGGAATTGATGGTGAACCAGTATTTTCGGGAGTTATTAAACACTGGGAAAATGAGGTGGAAGGGTTAAAAAGAGACTCTGATGCTTTAAACGAATATTATAGACAATTTCCAAGGTCTGAAAAACACGCTTTTAGAGATGAAACCCTTAATTCTTTATTTAATCTTACTAGAATTTATGAACAAATAGATTATAATGAAGAGATGGAATTTAGTGGTCATGTAGTTCGAGGTGCTTTTTCTTGGAAAGGTGGAATAAAAGATAAAGAGGTTATATGGGTTCCTACTCAAAATGGTAGATTTAAAATATCTTGGTTACCTCCAACAAATTTACAAAATAATATAATAGAAAAAAATGGTGTAAAATATCCAGGCAATGATGGATTAGGGGCTTTTGGTTGTGATCCTTATGATATTTCTGGTACTGTAGGCGGAGGTGGCTCGAATGGGTCATTACATGGGCTCACAGCTTTCACTATGACCAGCGATGTACCTAGTACTAAGTTTTTTTTAGAATATATTGCACGACCACAAACAGCAGAGATCTTCTTTGAAGATGTGTTGATGGCTTGTATTTTTTATGGAATGCCTTTATTGGCAGAAAATAATAAACCTAGACTACTTTATCATTTTAAAAGGAGAGGTTATAGAGGGTTTTCTATGAACCGCCCTGATAAACGCAAAAGTAACTTATCTAAAACAGAATTAGAATTAGGTGGTATTCCAAATACTTCTGAAGATATAAAGCAAGCGCATGCAGCAGCGATTGAATCTTATATAGAAGAATATGTTGGTAAAAATAATGAAGAATACGGTAATATGTATTTTCAACGTACTTTAGAAGATTGGGCACGGTTTGATATTTCACGAAGAACATCTTTTGATGCTTCTATAAGTAGTGGCTTAGCTATAATGGCTTGCCGAAAACATTTATATAAACCTAATACAGATAGAACAATTAAAAAGTTGGATTTCGAGTTTTCAAAATACAGGAATGAAGGCTATCAAAGTGAGTTAATAAAATAAATATGGCAAAATTAAAAGGGAAAGTTCTAACACAATTTCCAAGTCAAGCAGTCTCCGATAAAGAGAAGCAAACCGAAACATATGGTTTAGCAGTAGGAAGAGCTATTGAACAAGAGTGGTTTAATAAAGATAATAATGGCATTGGAAAATTTTTTAACTCAAGGCAGGAAGCTCATAGACTTAGATTATATTCTAGAGGGGAGCAATCTATTAGAAAATATAAAGATGAATTTGCTATTAATGGGGATTTATCTTATCTTAATTTAGATTGGAAACCAGTTCCTATTATTCCAAAATTTGTAGATATAGTAGTTAATGGTATGCAAGATAGACTATTTTCTATAAAAGCAGTAGGACAAGATACATTATCTACTGGAAGAAGAACTAAATTTGTTAATGATGTACAGCAAGATTTAAATACTGCTAGTTTATTATTAAATATAGAACAAACTTTAGGCGTAAGTGCTAGAAACTTTGCAGTAAATGATTTACCAGCTAATACTGAAGAGTTAGAACTGTATATGCAATTAAATTATAAGCAAGGAATTGAAATGGCTGAAGAGGAGGCTATTGATAATATTTTTAAAGCTAATAAATATGACGAAACTAAAAAGCGTATTGATTATGATTTAACCACTTTGGGTATGGGTGCTGTAAAACATGGTTTTAATAATACCGATGGCGTTGTTGTAGAATATGTAGATCCTGCTAATTTAGTTTGGTCTTATACAGAGGATCCTAATTTTCAAGATTGTTATTACTTTGGTGAAGTAAAAACAATAAAAGTAAATGAACTTAAAAAACAGTTTCCTAATTTAACTAATGAAGAAATAGAAGAGTTAGTTGAGAGAGGTTCTAACTGGAATGATTATAACGATCCTACTTACAATTATTATAATAACAGTGAATTAGCGGCAAAGAATACTTTAACAGTATTATATTTTAATTGGAAAACATGGGAACATGACGTATATAAAATTAAAGAAATCCCTTCTGGTGGCGAAAAAGCAATTAAAAAGGATGATAGTTTTAATCCTCCAAAAGATAAAAGAACTCGTTTTGAGAAAGTAAAACAAACAAGAGAGGTAATATATGAAGGGTGTTTAGTATTAGGAACAGATACTATATTAAAATGGCAAAAAGCAACTAATATGATTAGACCTTCATCTAATATTAACAAAGTAATGATGAATTATGTTGTTAGTGCGCCAAGATTATATAAAGGTAATATAACATCTCTGGTTTCTAAAATGACAGCATATGCAGATCTTATTCAATTAACCCATTTAAAATTACAACAAGCAATCCAAAGAATGACGCCTTCTGGTGTATATGTAGACGCTGATGGACTGGCAGAGATTGATTTAGGTAATGGAACTAATTATAACCCACAAGAAGCTTTAAATATGTACTTCCAAACAGGATCTATCATAGGTAGATCATTAACGGTGGAAGGAGAAAGAAATAATGGTGGTATACCTATCCAAGAGCTCCCTGGGGGTGGTGGTAATCAAATTCAAGTTTTAATTGGTGCATATAACCAATATATACAGATGATGAGAGATGTTACGGGATTAAATGAAGCGAGAGATGCTGCCGATCCTGATCAATATTCTTTAGTTGGTGTGCAAAAATTAGCAGCTGCAAATAGTAATGTTGCAACAAGACATATTTTGCAGTCTAGTATGTTCATTACCACTTGTTTAGCAGAGGCTATTTCTTTAAGATTTAAAGATGTATTAGAGTATCATCCTACTAAAGAGATGTTTATAGATTCTTTAGGACAGTTTTCTGTAGGATCTTTAGAAGAATTAAGAGATCTTAATCTTCATGATTTTGGTATATTCTTAGAATTGGAACCCGATGAAAACGAAAAGCAATTATTAGAAAACAATATACAAGTGGCGCTTTCTAAAGATAGTATACATTTAGAAGATGCTATTGATATTAGAGAGGTAAAAAATACTAAATTAGCTAATCAATTATTAAAATTTAGAAGAGTAGCTAAACAAAAAGCCGATCAACAACAAGCTCAAGCAGCTAGTTCTGCACAAGCTCAAGCCCAAGGCGAACAAGCACAAAAACTTGAAGAAGTGAAAGTACAAGCGGAACAAGTAAAAACTGAATCTAAAATTCAATTATCTACAGCTGAGAATGAAATGGATATTAGAAAAATGGAAATTGAAACTCGCGCTAAAAAAGAATTAATGCAATATGAATTCAATTTAAATGTTCAATTAAAAGAACTTGAATTAAAATCTCAGATGGAATTAGCAGAAAGAAGCAATCAATCTATGTTGCAAAGAGAACTTATTCGAGAAGACACTAAACTTAAAACTAGTGGCAAATTAAGTGGGGCTCCTAATACGGATAATCCTACAAAAGATTTTGAATCAAAAGGTAATGACACCTTGGGAGGGTTCGATATGGGCCGTTTTGAAAGCTCTTAAATATTTAAACAATTATTTTATTATATACAATTATGGAAGAAAAAGAAGTACAAGAAGTGCAAGAAAGTCCTAAAGTTGAAGTTAAAGATGTCGGGGAAATAAATCCCGATATAGTTACTCCAGCTAAAAAGGAAGCCGCGGTTTTAGAGAAAGCCGTTGAAGAAGGTAAAGTTGATCCTGCTTATGGATTACAAAAAGATGGTGTTTACAAAATTAATGTAGATAAACCACCAGTACCTAAAAAAGAAATTAAAGAAGAACCTAAAAAAGAAGAAAAAAATGC